CGTCGAGATCGTCTGCGGCGGGCCGAACGCCGGGATGTACGGCTCGGCGTGGGTCGCGGCCGCAGGCGACGACCCGCGGCAGTGCATCCCCAGCGCGCCCGGGCACGCCCCCGTCACTGACAACACGCAGCGCATCGACAGGCCCGGTTACTGACCCCACGGCGGCAGGCTCGGTCGCAGGATCAGCGCGCGTTGAACGTGGCGTCGAGCAGCACCTGGTTCAGCGGGTACTTCGACTGCAGGTAGCTGGCGGCATCGCTGTGCGACACGCGGTACTCAACGATGGCGTCCCGGGCCTCCTTGGCGTGGGGGCCGCAGATCACCATGGTGTGCTCGTCGGGGTCGGCCCAGGAGGTCCCGAACTGGAGACGAAGCATGACGACGATCGAGGTACTCCGCGACCAGGCCGGGGACCTGTGGGCACTCACCTCGGACGGGCGACTGTGGCTCGCGGTGGACGGCGGTCCCTGGGAAGGACCTGCGACCCGGACCATCGACACGGTGCAGAAGCGATGGGGGCCCCTGACTCCGCTCCCGGACCAGGACGCCGCCCCGCACCGGGCGGCGCTCGCCGAGCTGATCGCCAGGCTCTACAACCCGGCGGGGCCTACGAAGTAGCGTGAGACCCGGCGCCCCTCAGCTCCGTTGTGGCTGAGGGGCGCCGTTCTGTGCCCGATTCGTAACCCTAAGCATCTGTCCGGCGCGCTAGCCTCCGGATCATGGCCGCCCGGGGAGATCGGCGCACGTTGCCGGTGTTCGTCCTGCTGTTCGTCGTCATCGTCATCGGGACCGTGGGCATGGCCCGGCCGCCTCACGACCCAGACCACAACGAGGCCGACCGCGATGCGTGCGAGGCCTGGTGGCAGATGGCCACCCGCATCTCCCGTCGTCAGCCGTACGACCTGGCCACCGAGGTCGCGGCCGCCCGGACCGTGGCCGAGCGCGGGATGGATCCCGCCATCCGTGACGCCTTGTCCTACGTCGGCGGCGCCTACCGGACGGGCGACCCGAGCGCCTTCATGCGCTCGATGAGCTCGGTGTTCGCCGCCTGCCAGTGGTTGCGCGCCGTTCCGTAGGCGTGGCGGGGTTGACGTTCTGACCTGCGACAACGCATCATCTGCTTGCCTGACTACATCAGGCCTTCAGTTACCCCTTAGCCCGGGCCCACATCCAGTGGGGTCCGGGCTTCCCTTATGCGGGGGCCGAGGGTGGGTCGGGGGTGCATCGTGGCCAAGCCGGCGAACGGTGACCCGTGGCTCAAGCACCCCTCATGGCGTGCGGTGCGCAGGCACTGGGAGCACGAGCTGCGGATCCGGGGGCTGGACTGCCAGGCCCCTTTCTGCCTGGCACCATGGCTGCCCATCACGCCCACTCCGAAGACACCATGGTCACTGGACGTGGGGCACATCGTGGCCAGGGTGCGGGCGCGCGAGCTGGGCTGGGGTGTGGAGCGAGCGAACGCACTGGCCAACACCAGGCCCGAGCATGCGCGATGTGGACGCACCGAGGGTGCAGCCGATGGAGGGCGCAGGGTGGGCGCCCTGAGGCGTGCCAAGAGGCAAGGGCCGATCACCTCGGGCACATGGTGATCATCACCATGTGATCATGATGATGGGTCGAATGTCCGAATTGGAGTTTTTAGACAGATAGGCGGAGGACCCGCCTGCCAGCCCCCCGTCTCTCCCCTGAGACGAGGGTTCCCGGGTTTCCGGACCCGGAAACGACCGCGGGGGGTGATCCCGTGGCCGACGGCCCAACCGCCTGCGACTGCGGCCGCGTGATCGAGCAGCCGAAGACCGGCCGGAAGCGGCGCAAGTGCGCCGTGTGCTCACCGCCGGACCTGCGCGACCGGACGCCGCGACTCGGCGTCGTGCACGACCTGCCGGCCGCGGCCGCGCCGGATGCGCCGGCGCCGGTGACGCTCGTCGGGGCGACCCAGGCCGAGCTCGCGGCCGTCGGCCGCGACGGGACACCCGAGGGCCTGATCGTGCTGACGCTGGCCGCGCAGATCGCCGCCGGCGGTGGATCGGCGGCCGGGCTGGCCGCGCTGGTCCGTGAGTTCCATGCGAGCAAGGCCCGGGCGCTCGACGGCGCGCAGTCCGGTGAGGCCGACGTGATCGACGGGATCTTCGGGACGTGAGCACCCTCACCGTGCTGATGGGCATCCCGGGGTCCGGGAAGAGCACGTTCGCCGCGACCTGGACGACGGGGCGCGTGGTGTCCGCCGACGACGTCCGGCTCGAGGGCGCGGCCGGCGCCGCGACACTGGCCAGGCTGCACCGGCAGGCACGGCGGCTGCTGGTCGCCGGGCATGACGTCACCGTCGATGCGTGCTCGACGCAGGCGCCGCGGCGCGTGGAGTGGCTCGCCCTGGCCGCCGAGCTCGACGTGCCGACGCGGCTGATCCTGTTCCCCGTCGCCGCCGACGTGGCCCAGAAGCGGAACGCGACCCGGCCGCGCGACGAGCGGGTGCCGTGGCCGGCGGTGCAGAAGTACATCCGGCAGTGGCCGGCTGCGGTCGCTGCGGCCCGGGCTGAGCCGTGGGGCGAGGTCATCGACGCGACGGCCGTCAGGGTGACCTCGGGCGTCTGGTGACCGCGGCTCTGCTCGAGCCGCTAGCCGTCCCGCCGGCGTTCGTCCACCGCCCACCCCGGGCCCGGTCGATGGCCCCCCAGCTCGGGCAGCTGTCGGCGAAGCTCGGCCGCCCGCTCGACCCGGAGCAGCACGAGGCGATCGACGTCCTGACCGGGCTGCGGGCGGACGGCAGGCCGGCGTCGCTCGAGGCCGCCATCGTCTGCCCCCGGCAGAACATGAAGACGTGGGCGTTCCAGCTGATCGCGCTCGGGCGGCTGCTGCAGCCCGGCGGTGACAAGCTCATCGTCTGGTCGGCGCACGAAGTGGCGACCTCGCAAGCGACGTTCCTCGACTTCCAGGAGCTGATCGAGACTCACCCGTGGCTCTCGACACGGGTGACGAAGGTTTCGCAGGCGAACGGCAAGGAAGGTATCCAGTTCGCCGGCGGCCGGTGGCTGCGGTTCCGGGCGCGGATCCGGACCGGTGGCCGCGGCCTGTCGGGTGACTGCGTCGTCCTTGATGAGGCGTTCGCGCTGATCGCCGCACACATGGGTGCGCTGCTGCCGATCCTGTCGACCCGGCGCCGCGCCGCAGTGTTCTACGGCTCGAGCGCAGGGCTGCCTGAGTCCGCCGTCCTGCGCGGCGTCCGGGACCGCGGACGCCTCGGCGGGTCCGGTGCGCCGGCCTACATCGAGTGGTGCGTACCGGGCTCGTTGCGCGACCCGGGCTGCGCGGCCGGCCCGAAGTGCCTACACCTCCCCGGCACCGCCGGCTGCACCCTGGACCGTGAGGACCTGGTCCTCACCGCGAACCCCGCCGCCTACGCAGACCGTCGGATCACCCTGGACTACCTGCGGGCGGAGCGGCTCGCGCTGACGCCCGAGGAGTACGCCCGGGAGCGGTTCGGGTGGTGGGACGACCCGGCGGGAGAGTCGCCGATCACGGTGGAGGCATGGGCCGCCCGCGCCGTTCCCGCCGACGAGCGGCACCTACCGGAGAACAGGCCGGTGCCGCGGCCGGTGGCCCTAGCCGTGGACACGACGAGGGGCCTGCGGTCGGCGACGGTGGCCGCAGTGGGCCGCCGTCCAGACGGCCGGCTGCACGGCGAGCTGCTGCGCATGGACGCGGGCACCGACTGGGTGGCGGCCTTCCTGCGCGACAAGCAGCGGGAGCACGGCTGCCCGGTGTTGCTGCTGGGTGGATCGGCGACGGCGCAGGCTCTTGTGCCGGACCTGGAGCGGGCGCGCGTGCGGATCGTCGAGGTTCCGACGGCGGACTACGCGGCGTCGTGCGTAGGTCTGGCGGCGGATGTCGAGGACGACCGTTGGCGGCATCTGGGGGATCCGATCGTCGCTGCGTCGGTAGCCGGCGCTGCGTCCCGGGACGTCGGCGACACCGGTGCGTGGCGGTGGTCGCCGAAGGACTCGACGTCCGACATCACGCCGTTGGTGGCGCTGACCTTGGCCCGCTGGGGCCTTCTGACCGTGGCGAAGGTCGCCTCGCGCGTCGATTGATCATGGGAGGTCGAGTGCTGCACCGTCTGCGCACCTCCGGGCGCCGCCTGCTGGCGGCGGTGCCGTCCAGCACGACGACTCTGCTCGATCTGCTGGGCGCCGGCCTGTTCGTCGTCGGGGTGTGCCTGCGGTTCGGGCTGGCCATGGCGCTCATGGTGGCCGGCGTAGCCGTGCTCGCGATGTCCTGGCAGCGGACGAGGGGCGGCGCCGCGTGAGCCTGTTCTTCCGATCGCCACCCCGGACGGAGCGTCGCTCGATCAGCTATCAGGATCTGTGGGGATCGGGTGGCGACGTCGACCTCCTCGGTTCCGGGATCGAGGGCGCCATGCGCCTGGTCCCCTTGTTCTCCGCACATCGGACGATCATCGACGCGGTCTGTTCGACGCCGTTCTACGGCTACGAGACGCTGCCCAACGGGACGCCGAGGCGGCTCGCGCCGCAGCCGAACCTTCTGACCAAGCCCCTGATCGGGACGGCGTTCACGTGGAAGCAGCAGTGCCTCGCCGGGCTGCTGTCGGACGGGAACGCGGTCGGCCTGGTCACGGGCATCGACCGGCACGGGTACGCCGACCAGCTGTTCTGGACGAACCCGAACGACGTCACCATCGACGACTCCGAGCCGATGAGGCCGCTCTACTACTACCGCGGCCGCAAGCTCAACCGCGGCGAGTTCGTCCACATCCCGTGGATCGTCCCGGCGGGCAAGGTCCGCGGGCTGTCGCCGCTCAAGGCATTCCAGACGGCGTTCGAGATGGGTGCCGCGGCGCAGGCGATGGGCCGGGACTGGTACGTGAACGGGGCGATCCCCTCGGGCCACCTGAAGTCCAACGCCATCCTGGACAAGCCGGCCGCGACCGAGGCGAAGGCCAACTTTAAGGCCGCGGTCGTCGGCCGCGACGTGCTCGTCACCGGCGACGACTGGGACTACAAGACCATCGGAGTACCCGCCGACGAGGCCCGGTTCATCGAGTCGCTGAACCTCACCGCCACGCAGATCGCGAGCATCTACGGGCTTCGCCCGGAGGACATCGGCGGCGAGGCCACCGGGCCGAGCCTGGAATACAAGACGATCGAGTCGGACGAGCGGCGGTCCAATTCCCGCATCGTCCGGCCGTGGGCGGTCCGGATCGAGGAAGCCCTCACGGCTCTGCGCCCTGCGCCGGAATACACGCAGTTCGACCTCGACGCGATGGTGCGGGCCGACCTGAAGACCCGCATGGAAGCGCACGAGATCGCGCTGCGCGCGGGTGTGGAGACCCTGCCCGAGGCCCGGCGTGCGGAGAACAGGCCGCCGCTGACTCCCGATGAGCTGCAGCAGTGGATGAACACGCACGGCCGGGCGCCGGCCCGGGCCGTCGACCCGCAGGCGAAGGGACAGCCGTGACCACCAACACTGAGCGCCGGTCGACGGCTGGCGTCGTCGAGCTGCGGGCGGGCGGCGACGCCGGACAGCGCATTGGCGGGTACGCCCTGCTGTACGGGCGGTACTCGCAGAACCTGGGCGGCTACGTCGAGAAGTGCGCACTCGGCCTGGCCGACAAGAGCATCGCGGACGGCGTCGACGTCCTGTGCCGCTACCAGCACGACTCAGACATGCTGCTGGGACGGGTGAGCGCGGCCACGCTGCGGCTGACCGCCGACGACTCGGGCGTCGCCTACGAGGACGACCTCCCCGCCACGAGCTACGCCGCCGACCTGGCGGCCCTGTGTGCGCGCGGCGACGTCAGGCACTCCTCGTTCGCGTTCCGGTGCATCGAGGACGAGTGGGGATTCACCGATCAGGGTTTCCCGCTGCGGACCCTGCTGCAGGTGCTGCTCGTCGACGTCGCACCCGTGGTCACCCCGGCGTACCTGGACACCACGACCGGCCTTCGGTCGCTCGCCGAGCGTCGGGGCCTGGATCTGGGCGCCGTCACAGCGGCCGCGGCGGCCAACCAGCTCGGCGAGCTGATGCGCGCCGGCAACCCGAAGGTGATCGACCTGGGCGCCGGGGCGCCGGCGGTGCGTGACGGTGGCAGCGAGAGCGATCTGTGCGACTGCTGCCAGCAGTGCGCCGACGCGGCGGGGCCGTGCCCGGGCTGTGATTGCGAAGAGTGCCGCGGCTGCAAGCCGAAGCGCTCGACCACGACCCCCGACGGACAGGCGCAGGGAGCAACCCACGCCCGGCTGTCGGTGCAGCAACGTCGTCTGGCCCTGCTGGGCAAGCGACGGCACGACCTCTGAGGGCAGGGAGCAACCCACCTTCACCCCCCTGACCAACGCAGGCCCGGCAGCCACACGGCGCCGGGCCTTTCCTATGCCCGGAGGGCAGAGAGCATGAGCACGGCACTCGCGCAGCGGCTGATCGAGCAGCGCGCCCGCACGTGGGAGGGCATGAAGGCCACCCTCGACGCCGCGGACCTGGAGAAGCGCGACCTCACCGTCGAGGAGCAGACCGCGTACGACCAGCGGAACGCCGACCTCGACAAGTGGGACGCGCGGATCAAGGACCTGATCGGCAACGAGAAGCGCGCCATGGAAGCGGAGGCCGCCCTCGCGGACATCCTCAAGCGCCCCGTCGACGAGCGGCGCGATGACCCGCAGGCCTCGGTCAGCGAGCTGCGGTCGTTCCTGAAGGACGGCAAGACCGCGGACGGCAAGAAGACGTTCGAGGTCCGCTCGGAGAAGCCCTTCGGCACCGACGAGCTCCGGACGCTGTCGAAGTTGACGGCCGGCGCAGGCGCCAACACCGTGAAGATCTCGTTCTACGAGCGGCTGATGGCCCACCTGATCGAGGTCTCGGGCATCCTGAACGCCGGGCCGACCCTGCTGAACACCACGACCGGTGAGCAGATCCAGGTGCCCAAGACGACGGCGCACTCCACCGGTGCACTGTTCGCCGAAGCCGCGACGATCACGCCGTCGGACCCGACGTTCGGTCAGGTTCCGCTCGACGCCTACAAGTACGCCGTGCTGATCCAGGTCTCCAACGAGCTGATCACCGACACGTCGGTCGACCTGGAGGGCTACCTCGCGATGCAGGCCGGCCGCGCGGTCGGCAATGCCTTCGGCGTCCACGCCATCACCGGCACCGGCACCAGCCAGCCGAACGGCGTCGTCACGGCCGCCACCCTCGGCGTCACCGGCGCGGCGTCCGTCGTCGGCGCGTTCTCGTCCGACAACCTGATCGACCTGTTCTTCTCGGTCATCGCGCCCTACCGCAACAGCCCGTCGTGCGGGTGGCTGCTGAAGGACGCGAGCCTGGCGACCGCCCGGAAGCTGAAGGACACCACCGGCCAGTACCTGTGGCAGCCCTCGCTGCAGATCGGCGAGCCGGACACGATCCTCGGCAAGAAGGTCAACACCGACCCCAACGTCGCCGCGGTGGCCCTGTCCGCCAAGAGCGTCCTGTTCGGCGACTTCTCGCAGTACTTCGTGCGGCAGGTCAACGGCATCCAGTTCGCCCAGTCGGAGCACTTCGCGTTCTCCAGCGACCTGCAGACGTACCGGGTGACCTACCGGGCGGACGGCGACCTGGTCGACCTCACCGGAGCGATCAAGTACTTCCAGGGCAACGCGGCCTGACCACGTGCTCACCTCCGGGACGGCGCCGGCGCCCATCGGCGCCGCCCCGGCTCTCCACCCGATCACAACCAGAGAGGCAGGACCGATGGCCACCGTCATCATGCGAGGCCAGATCAGCGGCGGGTACTTCACCGACAACGGCGACGGCACCAGCACGCACCGCGAGTACCCGGCCCCCGGCAAGCCCTTCGACACCGACGCATCGACCGCGGCCCGACTCATCGGCCAGGGCATGGCCGTCGAGCCGGAGGCCGACGTCGAGTCCGCGGCGGTCGACACGTCTCCCCGCAAGCGCGGCTGACCAGACGATGGGTGTGCAGGCCGCGGCGTCCGCGCTGCCCACGGGTCCGGACGCTGCGGCCCTGCTCGCCGCCGTCCGGCAGGCGCTGGCGGTGAACCCGCTGACGCTGGACAGCGTGTTCTACTCCAGCTCGGCGTCGACGCCCGTGTTCGCCGCGCATCGCGGGGGCGGCGACGAGGCCCCGGAGCACACCGAGGCCGCCTACCGCTACGCGGCCAACCAGGGCCTGCAGGCGATCGAGGTCTCTGCCTCAACGACGTCGGACGGCCACCCGGTGTGTATGCACGACCTCACGGTCGACCGCACGACGACGCTGTCGGGCAACGTCTCGGCGTTCACCCTGACCGATCTGCAACAGAACGGCGCCGTCGACTACGGCGCGAGCTTCATCGGACCCGCGTGGCGCAATCAGCCGGTCCCGACACTGCAGCAGGCGCTGGCGGCAGTGAGCGGGCAGGCGGTGATCTTCCTGGAGCCCAAGGACGCATCTTCCAGGTCCATCACCGCGATCTTCCGTGTGCTGGACCGATTCCCGACCGCGAAGATCGTGTGGAAGTTCGCCACCCCGGGCGGCGGCGGCCTGCCGCAGCACGCGCAGATGGCGGCGGCCCGGGGATACAAGCTGTGGTCGTACCTGACGTCATCGAACCCGCAGGTCGACATCGACGGAGCGGCGGCGTCCGCCGACCTGCTGGGCGCCCCGACCGGATCGACGGACATCTACCTGCAGTCGGTGGTCGCAGCGGCCGCCGTGCGCGGCAAGCGGGTGATGTGCTGGGAAGTCCACCGTCGCAGCGAGGTCACACGACTGTTGGGCCTCGGGGTCACCGGGATGATGTGCTCGGGCCCCGCCTACGTGATGTCGTCGACGGCGCTCACCACGGCATCGGCGTGGGGGTCCGGGCTGCGGGCCGCCGGGGAGCTCTCGCACGACACCCTGCAGAACCCGGTGAACGCGCCGACGATCGACACCGCGAACCGGGCGGTGATCCTCCCATCGGGGAACAGGTCGCTGCTGCTGGGCTCGCTGTCGCCGGTGGCGAATGCCGCCGGCACCTACACGATCAGTTTCGCGATGCGCTGGGCGGTGCTCCCGGGCTCGACGCTGCACTCTGATCTGATCTTCGGGCACGCTGACGACAGCCCCTATCAGCATCAGGTGGCGACGAACGTCAACGGCTACCACCTGGTTGTCAGGCAGAACGGGCAGGTCCAGCTCTTCACGCACACCACGGGAACGACGACCGGCGTGCAGATCGGATCGACTCTCACCACGACGGCGCCGGTCGCTGGTGCCTGGCTGACCTTCACCGTGCAGGTGACGCCGACGCAGATCGTCATCACGCGGACGGACGACGTCGGCCCACCCTCGGTGACCGTCACGCACAGCCTCTACCGCGGCGGATACCTGCACCTGGCGACGGGCAACAGCGACCAGTCGCCGGCGTTCCGAGACGTCGTCATCACATGACCGGGAGGTGAGCCGTGCCCACGATCGACGTCGGAGACCTGCTGCCCGACCTTGGCGTCACGACGACCAGCAACACCACCGGCGCCCTCGCCGATCCGACCACCCTGACGCTGACGCTGAGCCTCCCGGACGGCTCCACTCGGGTCGGCACCTACCCGGCCGTCGGCGGTGACACCCTCACCATCACCCGCGCCTCGGTGGGCGCGTTCGCGACCACGTACGTCACGGCCGCTGCCGGCAGGTACACCGCCCGGTGGGTCGCCGTCGGCAGTGGCGCAGACGGGGCGCGCACGGACGCCTGGGACGTCTCCGGCGTGGATGACATCGGCATCGTGTCGCTCACCGAACTGCGCGGGTTCCTGCGCAAGAGCGAGACGGCCAGCGACGAGGAGCTGCGCCGCTTCGCCCTGCTCAGCACCGAGCTCGCCGAGGAGTACCTCGGTCGGACCCTGCGCCGTCGGACGGTCGTCGAGACCTACGACGGCGGCCGATGCGAGATCCCCCTCCTGACGACGCCCGTCCTGGCCATCACCTCGGTCACGGTGAGCGGCGCCACCGTCGACCCGACCCAGTACCGGCCCGACCTGGTGGCCGGGATCCTCACCCACCGCGGCGCCGGGTTCGGTGGCGGCCGGCTGGACGTCGTCGTCACCTACACCGCGGGCCCGACACGGTCGCTCGCCCGCTATGGCCAGGGCGTCCGCGAGATCGCCCGGCACGTCTGGGACACCCAGCGCGGCGGGTCGCAGCTCCCGCGCCAAGGCGGCGCCGGCGACGACTGGGTCTCGTCGATGGGGTACAGCGTTCCCCACCGCGTGATGGAGATGCTCGGCCGCCGGGCGCCGGGGATCGCCTGATGGCCGACACCTCCACCGCCGTCCACGACGTCATCAGCGCCGTCGTGAGCGGGCTACGTGCCGTCCCTGGGTTCAGGTCCCCATGGGCCACTTCCGAGGGCACCACCGTCTACGACACGGTCG